GCCGCAGTTACAGCATTGAGCTGATTTGTCAGCGGAGCAAGAGCCGTAGACAACTGCTGAATCTGACTGGTGAACTTAGTCATATCCATGTTGTCGAGGGTGTCTGCCAGCTTCGGTAACTTATTGAGCGCATTGATAATGGACTTTAGCCCGGAAGCGTTCAGATTGTTCAACGGTTGAAGTGCTGTACCCAGCTTCTCCATAGCACTGAAATCTACACCAGTGAGGGAAGCGGCGGCACTGCCGATATTTTGAAGCTGATTTCCGATGGAAGACGAAATCTTGAGACTGCCGAGACCTTTCAGTTTTTCCAAACTGGAAGCGAGCTTGTCAATCTTGTCTGCCCCGGAACTATCCATGCTTTTAAGGGCGGTATCGAGATTGCGTACTTGATTTGCAACGCTTGTTAATCCGACACCGCCCCTAACTGCATTTTTGAGTTTGGACAAAGAAGCGGAAAGAGCGTCTATACCAGCGACAGCCGAGGTGGAACTCGACTGAACTTCCAATTCGAGTTGTTCGATTGTAGTAGGCATAAAACTCACTTCCTTTCTTGTAACTGCTTATTTGCCTGTACCATATACGCTTGCATATAGCGCAGACCCTTTTCAGACTTAGCCTTTTCCTTCTTGAGTTCTGCTTCCTCCACCGTCTTTTTATTGATGGGATATGCTTCCTCGACATAAGGTTGGGCTTTCGTTCCCTTTTTGGCGAAAGCACGAAGAATCGGAGACAGACGAGAAATAGCGTCATAGATGTACATACCCTGTAACCACATTTCTTGATTGACCCTCTCTTTGCGAAGCTCCTCCGCTTTGCGGTAGGACTTCACGAGAGTGGAATCTCTATCCCAGTATTGTTCTTCCGTCATGCCTATTGATAAGTAATAGGGGAACTTTGCGAGAAAAATCTCCGAATAAGAAGGGGGAGCAGAGCGATTCTCACGCTCGCTCCCCTTGTTAGCGGATTCATCTGTCAACAGCGAATCACTTACCAACTCGCTGTCCAGCTTACGTTTCCCTCGGATTCCTCGGGTTCTTCGACCAGTGCCATAATCGGCTCGTTGTACATTTCTGCCAGCTTACCGATAAGCTCCTCCTTGTTCGTCATGTGAGAGAAGATTTCGTTGATAACTTCCTTCTTCTCGAAACGATGATGTGCGAGGAACGCACCTTCAAACAGTGCCGGGAGAGTGGACATAGGCTTGTTCTCGACCTCTGCCGCAACGAAGCCCTTCTTCTCCATTTCCGTAACCGTTCTGCGAGTGAACTCAAGGACATATTCTTTATCCTTGAAAGTGAATTTCAACTGCTTTGCCATGATGATTTATCCTCCTTATTTTTCCTTACTCTGCGTCCATGCTGATAACAGTAGACGGAGCGATAGTGATAGTCATTTCGACAACCTCATTCGTGCCGCCGCCGTTAGCATAAACAGACAGAGAGCCTTTGAACTTGAACTTACCGCTGTCACCAGTAGGAGTGACGGTATCGCCAGCTTCCGTACCACCGAACCAAACGGCGAACTCCTTCTCTGTACCTTCCAGTGCTTTCAGCTTCTTGTACTCCTCGAGAGTATAGTTCGCAGTGAACTCAAGAGAATCGAGGGACTGAATACCCGGAATGTAAGTCTGCATTTTGTCAGACAGAGTAGTAGTTTCCAGCATTTCCGGCGCACCGCCGAGGTCGGGAAACTCCTTAATGTCAATCAGCTTCTCCCATGCGGAAGTGTTCTTCTGCATGAGAAAAATCTTGTAAGTGCTAATAGCCATGCTTGTTTACCTCCTATAAAT